TATTTTTTTGTCTTTCAAACATTTTTTGAGATATTGGAATAGAAGTCATTACACCAGTTGGATCTCCAGATCCCATAGCAGTTCCAGAATCTCCATACATTTTATTTCCAGATATTATTCGATTACCTACAACATTAGTAAAACTTCCTGTTTCTGGATTATAAGTTCCATATCCTTTTTCAGCTAATAATTTTTTAGATAATTCAGATGCTTCTTTTCCATAAAAATCTTGATCTTTTCCTGTTAAATTAGTAGCTTTTCCATCTTTTAATCCTAACTGTTTTTTTACTTCATCTGATACTTTTTTTGTAACTGAATCAAATCTACCTTGATTAGCTCCAGGATCTCTATCTTGCATAGAGCTACTAGAATCTCTTGATGCTTGAGAGCTTCCTCTATTACTACTCATAAGTTTTACCCTCTGGATCTTTAAATCCTTTTGTTCCTTTGGTAAATAAACTTCTAGCTCCTACCATTCCTTTTGCTCGTCTGCTTTTTTGTTTTTTTTGTTCTTTTTCTAATCGAAGTCTTTCTGCTTCTTCTTCTTTTTTTCTTTTTTCAATATCTTTGCGTAGCTGTTTATCAGCTTCAGTTTCCTGGTATCTTGGTCTGCGTAACATTCCCATATTTATAACTTTATTTCAGAAAAACCTTTTTTTTTCAACTCACAATATAACTGATATGGTGTGAATATCCAAAAGTTTGACATTCCTATTAACCTTTGAACATAACTAACACAACTATGTTCTTTAATCCAAGATTTCATTATTACTGGAAATCTAGGTAAATTATGTTTTACTGGCACTTTTACTATTTTTCCATTCTTTTGACTAATCATTCTAAATATTTTATCTACTTCTTCTGGATCTAGTGTTTCTACAAACAAATGACCAAAATTATATTCTACTAATATCCATATTTCTTTTTGAGGATCATAAGACATAACTCCACAATGTTTAAATCCTTTTTTAAAAAACTTATGAGATCTATGAAAGTCATTGTTTTCATAGAAAAATACTAACCATTCAGTTTGTTTCGCCATACTGATTTTCTTTGCCCACTAAATATATCCCAACCTCTAGTTTTTACTACAGTTGGCTTTGAAGCTCTACCAGATAATAATGTTTTACCCTCTCCAGCTCCCATTAATAGATACTGTAAAGCATCATGGACATGAGAATATCTGTTTTTCATAGGTTTTTCATCATATCTATCGCCAGAAGTTTGTAATCTTCTATAAAAATAGCCACCATTGAAACCTTTTTTTAGATTTATACACCTTTTATCTACTAAAAAGCCTGGTTTTTGATCAATTAATCTATTTAAAGCTGTTTCTACAGCTTCTATTCGTAGTGCTATATCATTTGATGGAGCTGGTTTACCCTTTATTCCATTTTGTCGTAGTATTTGAAATGGTGTTGTTTCATCTGTTTGCGATCTAAAATCTCCAGCTGGATCTCCATATACTTCTACATCTAATCCAGAATAATTTTTTGCTATTTCAAATCTAAGTAGCTCACTAAACCTAGATACACCCATATCAAAACAAACTAATTCTTGTAATATTAACCATCTACCATTTGGTAATCTTTGACCAAAGACAGCAGCTGGTGTTAATCCAAAATCAATACCAATAAATACAGAAGTTGGAGCTGGCTCAATATCTTCTTTTGATAAATGTAAATCATTATTCCACATAGGATAGACAGGTTTACCCTCTTCTATGCTGCCAAGTTTATTCATTACATAAACATCTATCCAACCTTTTGTTTTTCCTTTGATAACATTGTTATAATAATCTTTTGTTAAATTTTTTTTGTTTTCACATGAAATATTTTTTTCATATCCAACAAGTGTACCATCTTTTTCTTTTTTTTCTTTCATAGCAGCTGGCTGTGTAAAGAAAGACCAGTTATCTGGTTTAACTAACATGATAGCTTCATCTCTTGATATATGATCTGGTACTGGTACTTCTCCACTCATTATTGACCACCAATGATCTTCTTCTGGAGCATTTGTATCGGCAATAACTCCATACCAGGAAGCTCCACCATCTCTCATACTTGGATATCTACCTACCCTCATAGTACAAGCATCTATAATTGACTTTGGCAGTTCTCTTGCTTCATTAACCCATACACCTGTAAGCTCTAATGATAATAATTTTTTAACATCTTCTGGTCTATCTAAAGCTAAAAATATAACTTCTAGATCTAAGTTTCCTTTTTGAATATGATGAGTATAAGGTATAGACCATCTAAAAGCTCCCCATTCATTTTCTGGAAACCAATCTAGCCAAGTTTTTATTGTTGTAGTTTTAAGTTGTGGGTTAGTGTTTCGTATTACTGCCCATCTTGATTTTCGTATATTACTTTGATTTGGTTTTTGTTCTAATGCTCTTTTAAGAACTTCAATACAACAAGCTACTGACTTACCAGATCCTACTGGTCCTCTTATTCCTCGGAAGAAATCATTTTTCTTTAGAAAGTTTTTTAAGGTATTCCCATCTGGTTTGTAGCTGAGACTTCCCATTTATTTTACTTTGTCCAAATACTCTATTAACAATTTTTCTCTTACCTTTGGGCCAAGACTTTCTATTAGCTTGTCGCACTCCCTGTCCGAAACTTCTTGCTCTGGTAAAAATTTTAGATGTACTTTCCTTACTATCTTTCTCAATCGTTGTCTCTCTTGCCAACTGATCTGGAATATCTGCCTGTTCTCCAGATTCGTTACGTCGTCTGTTCTGTCTTTCGTCATTTAGAAACTCCTTAAAAAAATCCCATGATAAGTATACCATAGGTTTTTGAAAATCTCTCTTTAAAATTAATAAATCTGCTGATCCTTTCCATTTGTCAAGTTGTGTAAATCCCTCTCCAGACTTTCTGGCTTTTACTTCTATGGTTGTACCACCATACAAATCATTTACTTTGACATCATGTGGAAAGTCTTGAATAGCTCCAGATAAAGGTTGTCTCCTGGCATCATAACCCTCGCCTTGAAACAGTTTAACTATTTCGTTTTCGACCCTAGTTCCTTTTCGCTTTTGACTGGAAATCTTCTTTCCCCTTTCTGCATAAGACTTTGTCTTAATTTACCACTTTCAATATAGGCTTTCTCTAATCTATCAAGTAAAAATTTATTTGTTTCTTTTAGTTCTTTTAATTGTTTGAGCTGAGTTTCTGTCATTATAGCTTTTTATACAAGCTATCTAAAAAATCAATTCACTTTTTTTTATGTCTATTTGCAAAGTTCCTGGCAGCTTCAACTGAGCCAAATCCCCATGCCTTAAGTGCTAGTGCCTTTCTCGTTGGTCTGCCTTTTTCATCTTTCATTGGACCTTTCATTCCAGCAAATCTGGCAGCAAAAGAAATTCTTCGTGGATTGACACCCTTTTTTACTGGAGATTTTAAATTACTTCCCTCTTTTCTTTTGAAGTAAGCTCTACCAGCAGCATTAAGTCCACCTTTTGGATTCTGATATTTTTTGGCTACCACTAAGTGCCAACTTTCTTTTGAGCCATTTTATGTGCAGCTGTAAACGACTTTCCAGCTCTCATCTCTTTTCGCATCATAGCCATATGCTTTGCAGAATGATGTTTACTATGTTTCTTTAATGTATCTTTTTGTCTTTGTGTTAATGATTTGCTCATGAGAATCTCCTATATTGTTTTACTTTAGCTGCTATAGCTTTTGGTTGTTTAGAAAATTGTTTACCTTTTTTCTTAGCTTTTCTTTTTGCTTTCGTAGTAGCAGCGTATTCTTGTGCAGATAAGGCTTTTATTGCAGCACTAGGTAAATATCTTTCGCCTGTTTCACTAGATTTTTTACCAGACTTAGTTCTCCACTTTTGCTTTCCCCATGCTGACAAGGAACGCTGTCTACGAGTTTTACTCACTTCTTTTTTTTCTTTTTAAGTACGCCTCTACCCATAAGAATATCAGCTCTAGTAATCTTTCCATCTTTATTAAGATCTGGAAATTTACTTTTCTTTTTAGGTTTAGTATGTTTCATCTATATCCTCCTCCAGCTGCCTTATATCTTTTAGCTAAGAGTTGTGCTTTCCTGGCACTCCACTTACCAGCAGCTGTACCTTGTACTGCACTAGCTTTTATTTGATTAAACATTCTTTTTCTCATTGTAGGCTTCGTGTAGTTTCCAGATTTATTTACTGTAGACTTCTTAGCCATTACATTCCATACATGTTCTTTTTCTTCTTAGGCTTCTTACCAGCTTTTTTCATAGCAACAGCAGTAGCTGCTTGCTTCTTAGCTTTCTTTGGTTTTTTCATTGCGTGTTTCATATTGTACTCCTTTGTTTAGGTAAGTGGTCGACCACCGACACTTCTACTTAACCAGTATAGTTTGTACAATATGTACCACATTAGTGTCAATCTAACCTTATCAGTTTATGATATTTTTTCTATGCACATTAACATAGAGCTTTTTTGAGCTTTATTGTTAGAGTAGGACCTATCACTATGTCAGCGTTGTACTTTTCTAACCCCCTACTCGTCAAGTTAGCTCAAGTCTATACTGACCTTTATGTCTCCTGTTACGTCGTGCTTTATCTTCTCGGCTGTGCGTAATCCCACCCTGTCCAGTATATCTTTACTGGCTTCTAGTTGTACATACTCTGACTTAGCTGATTCTGCTAACTTGATGAGTTTATTACTAGCGGTTACAGCTCCTAGTCCTATCTGACTAGATACTTGACGCATCATGTATTGCTGTACCTTTGGGATTCGTAATGTACGAGATGCTATTACCCTGGCTGTATCTTTACTCTTTTTCGTTGAGTATCCAGCAATTTCTGCTGCTTCGGTTATACTACACCCTGTGGTTACGATAGTATCAACTAACTTCTTTTGTTTGTCGGTTAGTTCATCATTCTTGTTTGATAATTCGTTCATGCCTGTCGTAAGGATACTTGAGTATTCTGAGGTGTCAAGAGTTAATTAGTGATAACAAGATGTGGTATGAGGTAGACCTCTATCATATCAAGATGTATGATTATAGCAAATCAGAAAATCCCAAGTCAAGCTATGTTCCGCTTCATGCTGGTCGATCCTCAAGTGCGTAGGATCTCCCTATACGAGAACAAGCTATGACTAGAGATGATTTTCTATTTGCATAATCAAGTCATTCAATCTTGAGTAAGATGAGCTTACTTCAGATGAGATTTCGAAAGGAGCGATTATGCAACACGAAGTTATATTACATGACAAATACGAAAATACTACAAATGGTTTGGGTATTTTATACAAAGCTGAGATAGCTGAAGATGATCTCAAGTCTATTGAGTATGATCTCAATTCAAATATTGCAAGACTTGAGAGAAGAATGGAATCAGCTCAGAAAGCTGTAGACAAACTTGAGAACAAGTTGAGAATGGTATCAGAAGATAATGGTAGTTATATTGGTACTCAAGAAGCATATCAGAACAATCAAGAAGTAACTGGTAACAAGTTACAACAGTTGTCTATTGGTATGAACAATCTACAATACAATGTAGAATTACTTGGTATTCAAGTCCAGGCTACTAAAGATTTCTTCAAGTCTGTGATTGGTAAAGACTATGTACCATACAGATCAAAACCAATCAGTTTTGAGAAAAAGCAAGATAACAACAAGGTTGTTAACAGCTGGTGGTCGAAGAATGGACACAAGGTAGATCCAGTTCTAAAGATTGGAGATACAGTGCCATTGTTTGATCAGTAATACATATTGCGAGAGGGTTGAAATATACCCTCTTGCATCTAAAAAAAAATTGGTTTGAGATAACCGAAAGCGAGGAGCTATGAAGATAAAACAACTTACAGATATATTGAGCAAATATGATGAGAACATAGAAGTATATGTTACATCAGATTTTAAAGTAACTTTACTGAGAGAAGTTAGATCTGAGTTTGTAAGTAAGTATGATGAAGAGGGATCATTAGATTCTCAAGAGAATATAATTGTATTGAAAGGATTAGTATTATGAAACCAACTATGGAACAACTAAAAGATATAATATGCAAAGTAAACCGCATATCATCAGATTGTAAAGTCGTGATATGTGGTA